TATTCTCGGCTGTTAAAATCCAAACTAGCAAATACATCATAGTTGGGATCTCGCATAAAATAGCCGGCCAACGTGAGCGGCGAACTTTGTTGCAGTATCTGTAAACCGTAAGGGATCAAGTTGCCCAGGTCTCTGGTATTGTTTGCACCAATGACTGGCCCTTGCAAGCCAATAAGATTTTGAGCAATGGTACTGTAATGATTGCGAATAGTGCCCAGCGTAAATTGTGTGCTGTTGCCGTTTAATGGATTGTTTTCTAAATTCATAGGAACTTGGAAAAATCCATTTGTACTGACCTGATCACTGAGCACTTGAATTTCAATCAAGTCTCCAGGTGCATACTCGGTCAACCATGTGATTGTGGTTGTGTTGGTTCCTATAGAGACTCTATAGTTGTAAGATTCTTGAAAAGTAGCATTGATAAAAACTTGTACTGCAGGAACCACTGTGCCAGTACTGACTGCAATATCCAGTAGTGAAGGCGATCCATCATAGACAAATTGAAATTGTTGTCTAATTTGACTTTGGGTTATTCCATTTTGCCATCCAATTTCTCGGTCGTACAGCAATCGGGTACTGTACTGCCTTACAAATCCGGAACTTAATGGCACAGTCTGCCCAACAGTATTCAATGTGTAGGTGAATGAATCAGCATAGAAATTGTTATCAAAAACAATATCACCAATGTTGGTCAAACTCAGATAGGTTAACGGAAATCCTAAATATAAATCTAACGGACCAGATCCCACTGCATAACTGAACAATGAACTGCCTAGAAAGTTTGAACTGGAGTATTTGACTCTGTCACCAAAACTTATTCCATCAGCATCATAAATGTCAAATTGAGGAGGTTGATTGACATTGAGTTTTTGTTGTTCTTCCGCCCAATTAACACCGTCATATCTGAAACTTTGACCCTGTAACGTGTTACCATTTAAACACAACACACTTTGATCAAGCAATGCTGGACTATCAGCAGCAGGAATTAAACTAATCAATGGCTGTGAAATCAATGGTGGCACGGTATCAGGAATAATAAAACTAACCTGATATATTGTTCGCCGAACAACAGGATCTATATCAGCAGCAAAAACAACTCTGTCACCGCTGACTAACTCATAACCATCAGTGCCAAAACCAATGCTGCCGTTGACTGTTCTTAGTGCATCTGTTTGTGTGAAATCAATAATGTTAACCGGTGGTTTGCCTTGTGTTCCAAAATTAAACAATCGAGTTCCAGCACGGAATTCTAATATAGGTCGGCGAGCACGAAAATTGTTATCTAACACAGGAACAGTATTGTTGTAAGCAGCCGACGCATTGATAACATCAATTTGAACCCAACGATTGCTACGAGACCATGGGTTTAAATCTCCACTGGCTCGATTTATTGTCAAATAGTCCGGAGTCAACGGGCCGTTCAATGCAGAGTCACTGTTGATCAATGCATATTGTGCTTCAACATATGGTTCCGGTGTTACAAAATTGGTTACTGGCAACAATTGAATTGCAGTCCCAACTCCTTCTATATAATATTCATTATTTGAATAACTGGCCGGAGCCGTAGTACCACGGAATATTACTTTCATACCATTGGTGAATGTTACTCCATTGGGACTTGTATAGGTTTTTTGTCCAATGATAGTATCAATATCCAATGTAGAAACACCCGTTTGATCAATTAATCGAATTTGACCAAAAATATTAGGATCCGTGCCATCTTGATACCATAGTACACTACGTGCTGCAGTCAACAATGGAATTTGTTCAAAATACCCATCGACATCTTTATACCACTGTGTGCTGGCCCATTGGTTGCCAAACAAAATAGTAAATTTATCTAATTCTGGCACAGTTGCAACACTGGTCAATGACAGATAGACCTGGCCACCCGAATCAGTTTGATACTGAATTCTCCAGACACTGTATTGTTCTTCTGGATTGGTAATAAAAGTAGTGTTATCAAACGGCAAACTATCAAAGCTGCCTGGTTGTCCGTTTTGACCAGTGACCAACGGATCAAAAAAACTTGTTATTTCCCAACCTTGAGTTGCAGTAAAAACAATGGTGCGACCATTTAAATTTGTTATGCCATCTATCCCATTGGGATTGGCTGTGTAAAATGCATCAAGAAATTGATTATTGACTTGATTGAATTGTAAGGTTGTTGTTATAAGATCAACTGTGCCGTTGTTGAGTGGGATAGCAGGTAAATTATAATAAAAACTTTGTGCGTCACTGAGGGGTACATCAAATGTAATAGTTCCGAGATCAATACCATTATTGGTTACTCCAAGTATAGTTCTACTACTGATGTTAGGAGTTGCAGGGATACGTCCATTGATTCCAGGATCAGTTTGAATCCAGAAATCATTGCCAGTTCCTGCAGTTGCGTCAATTATGTTAAATTGCCCACGTAGATTAAACTCCACTGGATTGCAATAAAATAATACATCTGGAGCATCTTGGGGCACTGTGAATATAATTTGTCCGTCACTGGCTCCGTTGTTTATGACTCCATTGGAATAGACATTGACCGGGCCCAGGCTGGCAATAGTTTTAATAAAAAAAGGAAAAGCGCCAGTCAATGACAGATTAAAATAGTATGTATTTCCTCGAACCAAAGTCAGACTGGGATTTGATTCTTGATTGATCACATATGCACTTGTGCCACTATTGGTCACACGATATGTGATTGTTTCAGTGGTATTTTGTGCCACATTAAATGTATAGTTGCCGCCCTTGACCAAAGTTAGTACTGGATTGTTGCCTGCATACCCACTAAAAGTATAGACTCCATTTGCACGAGTCACAGTGAAACTGTCGGTAACAGGTACTCCAGTGGCACTCACATCAACTGCCATTGGTCCATTGGGCAACCAAAAATATTGTGCGTAGTTTACAAATTTATCAAAATCAACAAAAGGATCCCAGGTGTAGTAATCACTGGTATAAAGATAATCTGCATTGTTGGTGATTCCACCTTGCAGAGTCAATGCATCAGTTATGCCTGGATAAGTTATGACATCAACAATTTTTTTAGCATCAACTGGATCAATTTGAACCACGCCAGGTTCTAACTGATAATCATTGCGACTTTTTGTAGGTTCAATCACATACTGGTCATTGGCATTGACCCCGGGTCCAACTCGTTGTCCTATAAACCCTTGTGATTTTTTAAATTTAGGTTCTTGAACCAGTTGGTCAAGAGTGGCTGCTAAAAATTGCTTGTTAACCGGTGTTTGAAATATTTCTGGTAAAAAATCAACTGTGCGAACTGTGGCCATTAAATTACTCCGCTGCCAGGAGCAGTTTGTAAGTTTGTACTGGTCAATGCAGTTATGACCTGTATGTCGTTAACAGTGGCACCATTCACAAAAATTTGATTAGGTGCACATCTGATTTCGTATAAATCGCCAAAACTCTTTTGTGGATTTAAAGGAACCAGCACAACAGAACTAACTATGTCGCCTATCTGTTGATGTATGTATGCAGCCAGTTCTGAAAAATAAAATGTTTGTCCAAAATCCCAAACTGCTATGTCAAAATATGCGTTCATATTGGCCACAACAAGATTTTTTATTTCACTGGTGCTGGCAGTGCTTTGTGTAGATTGTATGACTTTTATTGTGGCTCGCAAAGCTGGTGCGGCCTTGCTGCCAAACAATGGCTGAAACTGCACAGAATTTAATATCATATTATCTGATATCATTTTGTAATCTTGTAGTCCAACGTATGCAGTTGTGAGATCATCAATGGTGGGTGCCAATGGTAACGGCACTGTTCCTGTGGAATCGCGTAACCAATTTGTATAAGCAGTGTAATAAGAATTGGTTACAATATAGATATCAATGATATTTGTTGATCCAGGATCTATTCTATTGGTCAATGGACTGTTGTGTCTATATTGAAAGTACAAACTTTGTCTACCAGTATACGCAATATAAGTTGAATTGACAGTTAGTATGGTGTCGCCTGCAGAGTTTACTGCAAGGGTATAGAACACCTGATCTTGATAGGCATAAAACACTTGACCAAGATTGTACTGTGCTATGGCCAATTCAATTGCTCCCAACGTAGCATAGTCACTGTTAACTGTTCCTGATGCAACCAACAAGTATCGTTGAAGATTATCAAAGTCCACTGTTTGTTGCAAAAAAACTAATTTGTGATTTGCGTTAACATTAGGGGCCACGATATCATTGAAAAAGTCAGGGTTTATGGGTATCAAATCACCCGGTGTTGTAGCAAAACTAACCAACACCTGAAAGTCGTCAACCAATCCATCGCTGAGCACAGGTTGATCTATAATGGTCAACACATTATCACCTGCCAATGGGAAATTGCTGTCAGGTTGACTGTTAACTTTTAATACATTGACAAAATCTCTGATCACAGTTCCGGTGCGCGAGTCATAAATTGGTTGATTGGTATAGAAGAAAAATCTTGTGTCTATAACACTGCCAAAATAATAATCTAAACTTCTTGACACCACTGTGTAATTGGCCAAGCCCGACGCAGTAGTGGTAACTTGTATCAACCACGAAGCGTCGCTATTTGTACCAGCAGTGCTTTGTTGATTGGTCAAACTAAATGCAGCATTTGTTGCAAGATTGTTAGCAGTTATAACATACCAAGTGGCAGTTATATTATTGTAACCAATGCCAAAATTTTGATTCAAATAAATTTGATTTACAATATTTTGTTGAACACTCACAGGAATATCAGTTACAAACACTGGAATAACTTGTGTGGGTATTGCACCAGTGGGTACAAAATTATTCAACACAACAGGGCCCACACCCGACGGCAAATTGCCAAATCCACTGGCAGTTCCACTTAGATAAACTGCGGTAGGGCTTGCCCATATTACTAACTTATCGCCGGCCAGCCCAGGGATGCCAGCTACCAATTGATTGTCTGAATTAAAATAATATCCAGTGGGAGGAACAAATTTAACAAGACTGCCTTCGGTTATGTACTTGGCATTGTTGCTGGCATAGGTGCCAATGGGCACCGGAGTGCCTGCAGCATTTTGAAAATATCCAGTGGTTTCGTTTGTAATTACTGTGCTTTGACGCCATGTATAATTTAGCACGGACAAATCTGGTCTTGTAAAATTAGCGTAATAAAATTGTTGTAGACCAGCTTTGATCAACAAAGGATTAATTTGATTGTAGAGCACGTCCGAAATGTCCGGAATGGTTAGCCAGGAAAATTGGAATGCCGGCAAAGTGTTGGCTTCGTACAAAGCACCATCAGCGGCAAAAATATTAGTGCTAGAATATTTTCCTGTACCATCCACAAGATCAAGATATCGACTGGTGCCAATGGATGCACGATTCAATGCTTTACTTTTTAAAATACTATTGTATTGAGTAAATGGAAAATTGTTGTAATCTTCTCCATTGACCATACGATTTTGTGTGTAATACTGTGCAGGAGCTCGTTGTTTAATTTGCTCCAGAGTTTCTCGAGCCTGAGCGTTGGTCACTGGGCTGGTAATTCCACAAGTAAAAGTTATAGTTTCAATTTGATTTGTGCGACTAACGTAACTAATTGGTATGCTAACACTTTGCATTTCTTCTGGATTGATAATGTAAGTTAATCCATTGCTCGACCGTACATACGTGCGAAATGCTCCCACTGGTATAGTGCTAAAAACTCCATCGCCAAAGTTTAATATAATTTGATCGTTGGTGGCACTGGTTATACTATAGATGTCTCTTGTGCCCGGCGTCAGTTGTTCAACTGCTGCCGCGTATACACTCTGTACAAACTGCCAGTAACTGGTTATATTGCCAACGTTATCCAATTGATACAACCAAACGTCAGTGTTATTAATGCCTTCAATATTGATATTGACTTGGCGATTGCTGATGCGTTCTGGCAAGTTAAAATCTTGATTTTGCAACACGCCTTGTTTGAAATAAAAGAAAAATCCTGTGTTGGCACTGCTAAATCCCAGTTGATCATTTCTAAACAACATATTAAATTGTCCGTTAGGCAGCGGTGGTGGCTCGTAGATATATGTTTGACCTGAGCTGGTTGCGCTCACTGCCTCGAATGGCATGTTGATTCCGTCGATGGTTGCAGTGTATGGAATCACAGGAAGAAAACCTGGCACTAGATTTACAGTGTACTCTTGAGTATCCACTCCAAGAATAACTTGGTCGTTCCCTGGTTTGCCAAAGCGTTGTGTGTTTACTAACGCAGAATTGATAATACTGGTGAATTGTTCTTGCCAGTTGAGATTGCTAGGATCAGCCCAGTTAACTGTGATGTTGGCAAGATTGACTCCGTTATAATCAGTGACATTTTCTGTTGTTTTTACGCTGAAGACTTTGAGGTAGCCAGATGATTCAGTGTTGCGCAAAGGAGTATAACTGACCAAGTTGGCCAATTTAACCACGCTGTCTCGTCTTTCAGCAGTGTCTAAATAGTTTTCACGTGTGTTTAGATCAGACCTGAATGCAAGACTTTGCCCCATAAAGGCCATGACATCCAACAAGGCAATGAATTCTGATGATTCAATGTAGTCATTGAATGTTTCTGGATAGTATAATCGCAGATAATCTACAAAACTTTTGCGTAGTGTTTCAAAATCGTAACTTTGAAAGTCAGCTTCTCGGTAAGTTTGATAGATTCGTTTCCAATCTTCAACACCAAAAATTACTGTCTGTCTTGTGGTTGTTGCCATGTCTCTTCCTATTCTTATTATTTATGGAAAAAATAAACTGCGTAGTTAAACGTAGGTAGCAACCCCGACACCCTGGTCAAAGAATATACTCAGTAGTTTGGCATCTTGTCCAGCAACTGTTGCCAGTGCAAGTTGTATTAATAAACCGTTTTGTTGCGGAAACACTTGTAGAGAGCTCACATACACTCTGGGATCACCTGACACAACTCTTTGGATCTCGTTGTATACACTGGCCAGAGTTTCTTGTGTTTGATTTTCAAACAAGTTGTTCCAAAGTGTAGTGCCGTATCCTGGACGTCCCACTAGTTGTCCTTGACGTATGTTAAACGCATTTAAAAGATCAATTTTGATCAAGTCAAAATCAACCACAGTAAATTTTTTATACTGATTGATAGTGTTAAATCCAATGAATGTGGCCATGTTGTATTTACCGTGGCAAATTAGAGGTTGTCATGCGGCAGTGCTGTATGCATCAATTTGGTCCAGATATATCAATAGATTGTCCACCTAAAACTGCTTGAGTTGGCAAATTAGATTTAGCCAATACATTCTGAGCTTGCAATATATTTGTTGCTGGCGCCAATGCTCGACGAGATGGGTATCCATAGACTGGCGCAGGAATTTTATTACTGCCTAAGATTTTTGAAACCGCCACATCTACTATGGCACGATTGACAGTATTGCTAAATCCTGCTGCTTGTCTAGTTTGTCCGGCCAAGCCACCACCGCCCAGGAGGCCGCCCATGATTACTCCTAGTCCCGGTATTCTGGCCACTGTTCTCAATGCGCTCAAGGAACTACTGCTCAGTAAACTACTTCCTCCAAGCAATCCAGTGATACTGCGTATCACACCAGGATTTGCAAGAGCACTTAGGCCACCAGTGGACAGTGCCCTGGCCACCTGTAATCCAGTCTGTACAGCATTAACAGTAGATTGGCTTATTCCTAATCTGTTTGCAGCTAATCCTATGCCAACTTGTGCCAGCCCTGAATAATTGAAATTTCCAGCGGTTATCCTGTCAACTGCATTATTAATGTTAGTTCCAGCACTGTTAACAAAGCTTGTTACATTGTTAATGCCCGACTCTATTATTTCGCCAGTGTTGCTTGAAGACAACACAGTGCTGGGATCAGCCAGTGTACTGGCAAAATCAGATGATTTTGCCAATGTGGCAATTTGATTGATACTGGTAGTGCCGTTTATTAATCCTGTTACTGTGGAAGAAACTCCTCTTATTACACTATTTGTAGCTTGATTTATAGCGTTGTTTACATAAGTTCGTGCTAGTCTTGATGCTGGGTTGCTGCCTAAAGTTTGAGTGATATAATTATTCACTGCTAAAGTACCAAATTTACTAGCAGTGGATACCAATGCCGCCGTGGTGCCGGTGACTATACTATTGACTCGACTAGTATTATCTGACACTATGGAATAAGCGCCAGTGTTTAGATTGTCAATGGCGCCGCTGGCCAATGTGTCAGTCACTGCAACTGCGGCAGATGTCAGTGCAACTATTGGAAAGTTTGACAAAGAAGATTGCACCACTCCAGGAACAGCTAGTGCAGAATTAATTGCTAAACTCACTGCTGATACTTGTTGTAAACCAGTTTGTGTATATATTTGTCCTTGGCTGATTGAAGGTTGCGTCACTGGTGGTTGTATCACTCCTGTTGCTGTTAACCCGCTGTAGGCATTTTGCATCAGTGTGGTTTGAGCAATATTTTGTACCAATGGACTTGCCAACAAGTTATTCAATGAGTTGATGCCATCTTTGCCAGTCCATACTCCAGGAGCATCCAACACTTGTACAAAATTTCCTGCAGTTCTTTTTGTGTAATTTGGGCCAATTTTACCAACAAACGGAACATACATTGTCCAAGTAAAAGTATGTCCTGTGCTAAAAAATCCATAGTATTGATAAGTGCCTGGTATACCATGTTGGGTGAAAATAGGTAGAATAGTGCCATTGCCGTCGAAAGTAAACGGCCCTCCTTGAGTGAATCCATTGGGATTTGAACTCCCAATGGATTGCCAACTAAAAGTAGTGTTTGGTACACCTGTCACATCATAATGAACCAACGTGTTTATAGGAAAGTCAGTTGGACCGGTTATGCTTTCGTTACCATTAGTTATAAATTCACTGATACCAGGCTTAAGATAGCCGGACTGTTCCAGTTGTTGCGCAGTAAATCCGTATTGGCCAACGCCGGCACCACTGGCACCAGCACCTGGTACTGTT